GATATTGTTAGTTCAGAACCGCAATGGTCTTTTTTGGCTACAGGAGAAAGCGGATCAACAGATCCTCTATATGGTAATGTTTCTGTAGAAACTGTAGCAGGAACTCGTTGGTATGAATTAAAAGCAGCCTCTAGTTCTGTTACAACAGATTATGGTTCAATTGATTGGGATGATTTTTATCTAACAACTATTAGTGTTAGTGGAGAGTCTTCACCATACATCAGTAAAAATTTAAAATATGTAACTCTTGCAGATTGGAAAAATTATAGAAGAGAAGCAGAAAATATAGACGATGCTGATGCACAGAATTGGGGAGAACCAAGTGTAGTAATAAGAAGTCCAGACGGAAGAAACTTCGGACTTAGCCCAATTCCAAAAAAAGTATATAAAGTGTGGTTCTTTGCTTGGGATCTACCTACAGCTTTGAGCGCACATGGAGATGCAATTGTATTTCCAGATATGTATACACCAGTTTTATTGGCAAGAGCTAGATATTATATGTGGCAATTTAAAGATAATCCACAAGCATCAGCTTTTGCATTAGATGATTATAAGAAAGGATTAAAACAAATGAGATCAAATCTCTTAAATCCTATACCTAAATACATGACAGTAATTTAATAATAATAATAATATGGCACAATCACAACCATTTGCACTAGCTTGTCAAGGAGGTTTGAATAAAGTTTCAAGCCAGTTAGAGTTACTTCGTACTCCAGGTGAAGCTATTCGTTTGCAGAATTTTGAAGTTTCTACAACAGGTGGATATAGACGTATTAATGGTTATAGCCAGTTAGGAGATGGAACAAGACCAAACAGTACAAATCCTATATTAGGACTTTGTGTATATGCAGACGGAGTAGTTGCTTGTTCAGGAACAAACATATATTTTAGTCAAGACGGAAATAGTTGGTTACAGATAAACATGGCTAGTGTTGATGCTGGTGGAGATAATTACAGCACCTTTACAGGTCGTAGTGCTTCAGCAAGAACCTCTCAAGGTCAAGCAACTTTTGCAATCTATGAAGGAGATACAGATTATGGTGAATTAATCATAACCGACAGAGGCACAGGAGTTAAACCATTCTACTTTAAGATGACAGGCACAGATTCTTCATTAAGCAACAGAACATTTTTTGCAAAAGAAATAACAGTAAGCAGCACAGAATATCCTAAATACTGTGTTGTCCATGATAAGCATTTAGTTGTTGGAGGAGCAGGAACGTCAGAAAATACTATTTATTATAGTGGAACAAGTGATATAGATGACTTTACATCAAGTGGTTCTGGAAGTATATTATTAGATGATCAAGTAGTGGGTTTAAGAAGTTTCCGAGATGACTTAATAATATTTTGTAGAAACAGTATTTATAAACTAACAAATATAAATGTTTCAGCAAGTATTGCAGTAGAACCAATTACTAAAAATATTGGTTGCTTAGACGGAGCAAGTATTCAAGAAGTAGGAGGGCAATTATTATTTTTAGCACCTGATGGTATTCGTACTGTTGCAGGAACGGCAAGAATTGGTGACGTAGAGCTTGGTTCTTTAAGCAGAAAAGTAGTTCCTATTTTTACAGATATTGCTGCTAGTATAGATTCATATAATATTAGTAGTGCAGTTATTAGAAAGAAATCACAATATAGATTATTTTATGGCAATAGTGGCACAGCAACAAAAGTATCTCAAGGAGTAGTAGGAACATTAAGAATAAATCCAGAAGGCGGAAGTAGATTTGAATGGGCAGAATTACAAGGAATACAAGCAAGTCAAGGTTTTACATCAGGGTATGATAAAGATAATGTAGAAAAAATATATCATGGAGATTATGCAGGATACGTATATAATCACGATACAGGAGATCAGTTTAATCCAGCAGGAATAGCTACTAATATTGATGCAGAATATGAATCACCAGATATAGATTTCGGAGATTTAGGAACTTTAAAAACTTTAAAATATGTAAAAATATCAGTAAGTCCAGAAGGAACAGTACAACCTTCGTTAAGAGTTCGCTATGATTATGAAGATACAAACATACCACAACCAGGAGATTATACATTAAGTTCGATTCCAAGCCCTGCAATATTTGGATCAGGAATTTTTAATACAAGTATTTTAGGTGCTGCTGCAACTCCAATGACTAGACAAGCAATACAAGGAAGTGGAAACACAGCAAAATTTAGAATATATAGTGATGATACAAACGGACCATATAGAATTAACGGATTATACATAGATTATGAACCATCAGGTAGGAGATAAATAAATGACTTTAACTTATACAAGGCAGAGCAGTTTTAGTGATGGCGATACCATTACTGCGGCTTTGTTTAATGACGAATATAACCAATTAGTAAATGCTTTTGCATACTCAACAAGTTCAGCTTCAACTGGACATCAACATGACGGAACAGCAGCAGAAGGCGGAAGCATACACACAATAGGAGACTTAGACTTCTTAAACAAGATTGTTGCAGATAGCACAAATAATCGTTGGGGAGTATTTGTAGAAGTATCTAGCACAGCAGTAGAGCAAATAAGAATATCTGATGGTGTTATATCTCCTGTAACAGATAATGATATAGACTTAGGAACAAGCTCTCTAGAATTTAAAGATCTTTTCATAGATGGTACTGCTCATGTTGATACACTTGATGTAGATGTAAATGGTACAGTAGCAGGAACATTTGGAGTTACTGGAGCTACTACGCTATCAAGTACGCTAGCAGTCACAGGTGCTGTCACAGGATCAAGCACAATTCAAGGAACAACAATAACAGCTACTACGGCTTTCGTACCTGATGCATCTGATGGTGCAGCTTTAGGTACAAGCGCTTTAGAGTTCTCAGATTTATTCTTAGCCGATGGTGCAGTTATAAACTTCGGAGATGATCAAGACGTATCTCTAACCCATGTAGCCGACACAGGTATTCTTCTTTCAAGCACTGACCAACTTCAGTTTGGTGATTCAGGCACTTATATTTATCAATCAGCCGATGGTGTTCTAGACTTAGTATCAGATACAGAGATTGAGATCAATGCTACAACTATAGACATGAATGGTAATCTTGATTTATCAGGATCGCTAACAATGGGAAGTGCTGCAATAAGTGAAGCAGATATAGAACAGATTGATGATTTAACAGCAGGAACAGTTACAGCAAGCAAAGCAGTAGTTGTAGACTCAAACAAAGACATAGGCACAATAAGAAACTTAACAATCGATGGAACTTTTTCAGATGGTAATTATACATTTGACACAAGCGGAAATGTTTCAGGATTAGGAACTATTGGTTCAGGTGCAATTACTTCATCAGGAACAGTACAAGGAACAACGATAACAGCTACCACAGCCTTTGTTCCAGATGCTTCAGACGGAGCAGCATTAGGAACAAGTGCTTTAGAATTTAGTGATCTCTTTTTAGCTGACGGAGCAGTTATAAACTTTGGAGATGACCAAGATGTGTCACTGACTCACGTTGCTGATACAGGATTACTTATCTCAAGCACAGATCAATTACAGTTTGGCGATAGTGGAACATATATTTATCAAAGTGCTGATGGTGTATTGGATTTAGTATCCGACACAGAAATTGAAATAAACGCTACAACTATTGATATAAATGGTAATGTAGACGTTTCAGGCACACTTACAGTTGCTGGAGCTTTGGATTTCGGAGATGCTGCATTAAGCAACGTAGGCGCAGTTCAATTAGATAGCATTGCAGGAGATGGAGATACAGATACTTCAATAACCTTTAGTGGTTCAGATGTTATTACAATAGCTACAGGCGGATCTGGTAGATTAACAATCGGTGACGGAGCATTATCTCCTGTAACTGATAATGAAATAGATTTAGGTACGAGTTCTTTAGAATTTAAAGATGCATTCTTTGATGGCACAGTAACTGCTGATGCTTTTGCTGGTCCTTTAACAGGAAATGTAACAGGTAACGCATCTGGAACAGCATTAACTGTAACACAGGCAGCTCAATCAAGTATAACAAGTCTTGGAACTCTTACAGCTTTAACAGTTGATGACATTGCCCTAGACGGAAAAGTTGTTACAATGACTGGTTCTACTGATGATACTGCTACAGTAACAGTAGGTACAAACGGAACATTAGCTATAACAACTGTTGATACTGCAGCAGCAGCAGCAAATATGACACTTACTGCTGACGGAACTTTTGAAGCAGTTGGTACTACAATAACATTAGATTCAGG